CCATGAATGACAGCAGCAGTGAAGAGCTTGGTGCCAGGGTGTTGGAGCGGGTAAGCCAGCCACTTGAGAAACCACTCACGCTCTGCATCTGTGGAGCCGGTGAACAGATGATCAATTAAGTCCAGGAATGGTTGAACGGATCCCTTCTTTGGTTCACACCCCCAGCCCTGCCAGATGTTGTACTTCGATTTCCTGGGAGTCTCACCTTCTATGATGCGCTTGGCACCAGGCTCGTAGGTCAACCTGCCTACCTCTCGGCGCATGGGCCACTTCAACCAGGCAGCAGCCGCACTCACCTTCTTTAAACTTATTGTACCGTCTGCTCTCATGGTCTGCTCTGCGTAGTCGAGTGTTGAGAACGCATGCTCCTTGAACGCACCTGGTGTGATCTTCTGATCAGTCTCGGTCGTGATGATAAGACCAGGATCATGAACGTACAGCACTCCCCTGTTAATGTCCCACAGCTTCTTTGACAGGGTGAGTGGCTGCGCAGCGTCGATCACCTCTCTCAGCGCGTCAGGTGATTGGTTGACCAGGAAATCATCCAGGCCGGTCTTACCATTATCAGTGATGCTCGGAATGCATGACTCGTAGGGTATGGCACCACGGGCCATGAGATGATTCGCTATCGCGTTAATTGCGTGACACACCTGCTCGTTGCTCTTAACGTCACTGTCATACATGATGAAGATCTCACGCTTTACCCAATCGATATCTTCGAGCTCTTTAAGGAAGGGGATCCCGAGCTTGGTTGATTGGAAGTTCCACACGCCTCCGAGCCCTATGGTTGGAAAGCCTTCTCGACATGCCTTCGCTGCTTTGAACTCCCCCTCCGTTATAATGATAGGCGCGTTGGTCTCGAGTACCTTCTTCCAATCGAAGTTGAGAGGGAAGTAAGCGCACACCCCTGAGTCAGGTGGCTGCACATAACGTGGCCCCTTCTTCTCGGATACCATCGTGAAGTCCTTGGGCGAGTCCAGATAACGGAGTCGGTAGAATGCCGGCCAACGCTCCCAGGCTGTGAGTGGCTTCCTTGTAATGGGGTGGAAGTATGGGATCTGTAAAGATGGTAGTTCTTTAAATGATGCATCAAGATTACGCGTCTGTCGCGCTGTCAATGGTTTGAGCTTCAGGCTCTTGGCGTCACGCTCGTCGAGCCCTGACTCTTCATACCTGGCAGTCGCGAGTTGTTTCAGTTCTGTCATTGCAACCACCTCTACTTGTTGTCCTTCATCCAGAGTTTCTTCGGATCACTACCGCATGTACCCCAGCACAGATCTTCATCGTGCTTACAAGGTGGCCCTACGACCTTAGAGTATCCTTGATCAAGGAAGACATTTAGGACAGCAGCCTCGTAAAACTCAGTGAGTGAAATACCTTTTTGAATACAGAACACCTTGGCCTTGTCGTGAAGCTCCTGTTCAATTTGAATGCCGATCTTGGCTCTCGCCATGTTTGTGTCACCTCCTTTTTTAGTAGAAACCAGTTTACGCCTTTCGTGTCCAGTTGTCAAGATAAATAACTATCTATATCGTACATTTGTAAGTGATTGATATCGTTGAAGATGTTCAATACACAATATACACAATATACAGAATCTGAAATGATTGTGTATTGCTCTAAGCTCTTAGAATCACTAAGGAATATAGATTTCAATACAGAATATACAGAATATCCAAAACTAATAAGAGGTTATTGATAGTAGTAATCTAATTAGATCAGAGTTATTAATCCCCCTACAATAGGGAAATTCTGTATTGTGTATTTTCTGTATTGATATCATTTACTGCTGCACCCCCATCTAATTGAAAACGCGGGGGCCGGTGAGAGTCGGTTGACATTATATCTGTTGGCGTATCATAATGTTCATAATGAGTGTACTTAACGAAAAGCAGAGGCGGTTTTGTCATGAGTACCTGGTCGATTTGAATGCTACACAGGCAGCGAAGAGAGCAGGATACTCCGAGAAGACATCTTACTCTCAAGGTCAGAGGTTGTTGAAGAATGTTGAAGCGAGGAAACTGATCGATGATCTGAAGGAGGCAAGAGCGGAGAAGCTGGAGATCACGAAGGACAGGGTGTTGAGCGAGATTGCCAAGAGCGCGTTCGCTAACATTCTTGACTTCGTTACAGTCCAAGAGGACGGTACTGCGTACGTGGATCTCAGTGACATGAGCCGAGAGCAAGCCGCTGCGCTCGCAGAGATCACGGTGGACAGTTACACTGAGGGCAAGGGCGAAGAGATACGAGATGTAAAGAAGGTGAAGATCAAAATGACTGACAAGCTCAAGAGCCTGGAGCAACTCGGTCGGCACTTGAAGCTCTTCACTGATCGCCTGGACGTCGAGGGCAGCGTCAACATCGCAGGGTTCAACATTACGTTCGTAGACTCCCCAAATAGGAGAGAGGAAGAAACAGTTGACGAGTAAAGCTTGGATCGGGAAAGCTGAAGAAGGCAAGAAGACGGATCTGCAATTCCCCAGGATCTTGGAGCCACTGTTTGAGCCCTATCGATACAAAGTATTGTACGGCGGGCGCGGCGGCTGTAAGTCCTGGGGTATAGCGATTGCCTTGCTGCTCCTGGGGCGTAAATCGAAGCTCCGCATACTGTGCGCCCGGGAGCTACAGAAGTCCATCAAGGACTCAGTACACAAGCTGCTCTCCGACCGGACGTACGATCTCAATCTGCAAGATTTCTATTCAATACAAACCGCAACAATCAAAGGACTCAACGGCACAGAGTTCTTCTTCGAGGGGCTCAGGCACAACGCATCACAGATCAAGTCATACGAGGGCATCGACATAGTGTGGGTCGAAGAGGCTGCGGCCGTAACCAAGTCAAGCTGGGAAGTGTTGATCCCCACTATAAGGAAGGAAGGCTCTGAGATCTGGGTATCATACAACCCCGAGCTCGAGAGCGATGACACACACCAACGCTTTGCAATCAAGCCGCCGGCAGACAGCTTCGTAAGGTTCTTGAACTGGAGTGAGAATCCCTGGTTCCCCGAGGTGCTGCGCAAGGAGAAAGACGAGCTAAGGGAGAAGGACTACGATGCATACCTTAACGTATGGGAAGGCCGTTGCAAGGTTGCGCTCGAGGGTGCGATCTACGCGGACGAGCTCAGGGAGGCGGAGGCCACTAATCGCATTACCAGCGTACCGCACAATCCCAATCACCTTGTCAATACTTTTTGGGATCTTGGTTACAGCGACTGCACATCGATTTGGTTCATTCAGAAGGTGGGCTTTCAGTGGCACGTAATCGACTTCTACCAAATGAGCCACAAGAAGATAGCACACTACGCCAAGGTGCTCAAAGAGAAGCAGCAGTACGTGTACGGCAAGTGCTACATACCCCACGATGGCAGAGCCAATCACCTGGGGGCCGAGCGCACAATTGAAGAGTCGCTCAAGTCATTGGGCTTCGACGTGGAGATAGCCCCAGGGCCAAGAGAGATAAGCCTGGAGGATGGCATCCACGCGGTGCGCACCGTGTTCTCATCATGCTGGTTTGATCACGAGCGCACAGGGGAAGGCATTCAGCACCTGAGACGGTATCGCTATAAGGTTGACATAGAGAAGGACAAGGTGGACAAGAAGCCACTGCACGATAACAATTGTCATGCAGCCGACGCGCTTCGGACGTTCGCTGTAGTGCCGTACATCATGACCGAAGCATACACCAATCCCACGCACGAGCCGCAGAAGATGGCAACTGAGTGGGATCCTTACCGGGAGGTGAACACATGAGCGCGGATATGGCGGTCGAGCAGGCAGAGGCATGCAACCAGGCACTCCAATGGATGACAACGATCACAACCATGGACTCGAGCCTGAACCTGAGAACGAAGATCGCCATGTTCGAGCGTGACTTCATTGAAGCATGTGAAGGGCAGAAGGATCTCAAGGTACCGTTCCTGGACGTCATAGAATCATCACCCCCATTGATACACAGCTTTGCAGACGGGGTGTACATACGGGAGATCACACTCCCCGCCGGTGCGATCATCATAGGTGCGATCCATCGCCATAAGCACTTGAACTTCATCTCCCGGGGCCACGTGCGTTGCGTCACGGAGGCAGGTGGAGTTGAAGATCTCGTCGGGCCTTGCACGATGGTCTCACCGGCGGGCACCAAGCGCGTACTCTACGTGTACGAAGAGACAGTATGGACTACGGTGCATCGCACTGAGTTCGACACAGTTAAAGAGGCTGAAGCAGAGGCAATCGCTGAGACGTACTCGGCAATGGGCTTGTCGGATCCCATCATACCTGAAAGAGAGTTGGAGGGTTAAGACATGTCATTCTTCATAGCCGGTGCAATCGTAGTAGTTGGTGCTGCGAGCGCGTACACCAAGCACAGTGCTGCCAAGAAGGCTCGTAAGCAAACCGAGGCGGCCGCAGCCAAGGAAGAGTCCAGGATAGCGACTGAGAAGAAGGAGACCAAGCGTCGAGAGAAGCAGACGCAGATGCGATTGCAGAAGCGGCGAGGTGCAGCCAAGGCAAAGAGCGGCGCGGTACGTGAGACTATAAAGACCGGAGCCATGGGCGTAGCACGTGCCAGGGCTGGACAACGTAAACTGGTAGGGAGGTAGACGTCATGGCACTCACACCATTTGGAAGAAGGCTCACAGGCGCAAGGGCGAGAG